GATACCCTTGACCAAAGAGCTGCCTGTACGTACCGTAACGTCACATACCTGAACGGAGTTGACCATACCCTCGTTGAGGTACGACTCGGTAGTAAATGCAAAGGGCTCGCTCTCAAAGATGGGGGCGCTAAACTGTGACGTGGCCGAGTACTCGTTATTGGCATATTCCCAACGATACCCGAAGCACAGGAACCTGTCCTCCATATAGTCTTCGCGGGATACCACATCAACAGCAGTAACCACAGGAGCTGCATTGGGTGGTCGCTTGATGACAAGGATATCGCTAGCCAAAAGGCCGCTGTCTGTAAACGCCACGGGCTCGGGGTACGCCGTGCCAATATTGATGCGGCGTGGCGGATTGAAGTCGTCGGTAAAGAACAGTAGCCCGTCAACCAAGTTGATGCCCGTGATGAGATACTGCGGGTCGAAGTTCAGCGCACTAGTGCTCACCACATGGTACGTAAGCAAATCGCTACGCATATTGTACGAGACGATGAGGTCGAGAACGCCTGAGTAAACCCCGTCAACAAACGAAGGGTCATGCACAAACCAGTACATGGTCTCGTTGGCCCCGTCGCTATATGCCCCCAAACAGGTGGCGTTGGCGCTCAAGGGCGTGCCCGTAGGTGGGTAGACCAGCGTAGTGAGCTGAGTGTTGCCCTTGCTATTCTCTACGGCACCAATCTCGGAGTCCTCGGTAGAACCCATGCGGATATTCTGAGCATCGATATACTCTCCGTTGGGGACAAGGCGCTCGTCGACGCTCTTGTTCATACGGCCCTTGATGAAGTTCCTTACCAGATTTGCCATTACTTAATCCACTTGTCGCGACCACGCAGGTTCATAAGCAAGCGCCCGGGGTGGATGTTGCTGATGCGAATCTTCGCGTTGCGCAGGAGAGCGTTCTTCTTTTTCCGCGCCCGGCTTACGATATACTCCTGTACGCCGAGCTTGGCGTCAAGGATAGCATACTGGATGTATGCGTACACGTACTCCTCAAACATCTTGTTGACCGTGATAGCCGTATTGTCGCCACCCTCCATGCCGTCGCTGACGTACTCAAGGATACAGAGCTCGTCAGCCATAGCGGAACTGAAGTTGATGACACCACCTTTCTTATCGATGCTAAAGGTGGGGTTGGCGTTAGCCGTCTCCGTATTCAATCCGTACCGAGCGCCGATGTTGTAATCGAAATACCAATCGCCATCGCAGCAGTATCCAAACTGACCGTCGAACTGGCTGTTGCCGTTGATGTAGATGCTCTTCTTGGTTCCCGTGATGCGGTCGTAGTCGATGGTAGAATCCTGAGGGCGTAGCGTAGCTCCCGTCTCATCGAATAGGATGCGGCAGTTGTTGTCCTGTAGGTATGCTGAACTCCAGTTCGTCTGGATATTCTCCGTTAACGGTCGAAGAATTCCGTCTTTATATAGGGAAATGCGCACCCAGTTGACATAGTCGGGAGGGAAGACAAAGCGGAGCCTGTCGCATACGCTAAGCTCGAGAATCTTAATCTCCTTGAACGCATCGTAGTTGAGCTCTTGGATAGCTCGCTTGGCATGGAATAAGACCTTGTACCGCTCCTCGTTGTTGACAAGGGAATGGTTGCCGTTGTACATCAACAGGAAGTTGTTGACGATATCCTGCAACGAGACGTACTGATAGCTGCCCCAGTTCGCGTCCTCGGGAGCGTTGCCCCCGTTCTCGTAGTACTGGTAGTCTGTGATGTATGCCATTACTGCTCTTTCTCTTCTGCGTTAGCGTACTGATAGACGTCGCCCTCGCGGATGCTCATGCCAGCCATCTGCAAGATGCGATAAACCAATCGTGGTTCCGCTTCGATAGGTACCTCAAAGTCTTGGTAGTCGGTAGACGACTGGTTGAATACAGGCTCTCCGTTAGCAAGCAATATATACGTCCACTTCGGGTCGAAGGGATACCGCACGTATTGAGCTACGACATCGCCCGGCGCGTACGTCGTTGCCGTAGGGTAGATGGTCACGACCTGCCCGGCAGCGGGGTTGTCGATGGTATACGCGGGGTACTGCGCCGACGGTGCCGTCAGGTTCGAGTTGGCCAGCAGGGTGATGCGGCTGTGCGTAACGGGCTCTGCCTCAGCGCCATTGACCAACACCTTGTTCAGCAGGTAGTAGTCGTCACCGGTGGTAGCGGTACTCGGGGTTAAGAACAGATTGTTTGCGCTCTGCGTCAGGGGGTTGGTAACCGAGAAGACGTCGATGTCTTCGTTGATGCCCTTGGTCACATTGGCGTAGTCGGTACCAGACATACGCGCGTTCTCCGCGTTGATGGCTTGGTTGAGGCCCGTGAAATACGACTCGAAAATCTCTAGCTGCGCCTGCTTAGCGAACAGGTTGAAGTCGGAAGGAGAGACGTAACCGTAGTTGTTCTTGTTGAGAATCGACAATACGGTTTGACGGACTGAATCAATCATTCCTCTAAGATAGCGCCAAACGAAAAAGCCACCCGAAGGTGGCCTTTTCAATTACGTACTACACTATTAAGTTAGGTAGTCGAACTTCAATCCGTATGAATCTTCAACCATAACATTTGCCGCTGGCCATGGGCTGCGCAAAGACTGTTCAATAGCGTTGATTAATTTGTCCTGAAGCTCTTTCGCTAACGCCTTAGTCTCCTCCTCCGACGTGGGGTTGTAGAGCCAAGGGTAAACCTCATAATTAACGGCGCTATTGGTACTGTAGAAAGTCATATAACAGCTACCGCCGTCGCCTTGCTCGTGATAGGCATACATCTCCATAGAACCCACACTTTCAACGTCAAGGGTGTATACAGAATCCTCCTTGTACACCCACAATGGCTGGCTAGATTGAAGGGGTTTGTCTAGGGTCATCATTGCAATGTCATTATCCAACTCCATCTTCAAAATAGTGGCCACAGCCTTATTGAAAGAAGTCTTAATCTGCTGACCCTCAGATTGAACGCGGTCTCCGACCTTATATTTAGACCACCAATACTTCGAAGTTTCGATATCGGAGCATTCTTGCGTAAATGCAACCGCTGCGGTAGCAATACTAAACCGAGGTAGGCGGGTGCCCCCATCGCTCTCATAGATGAAGCCGGGCGTCAACGTGATTTCGGTTTCGCTATCTACCGTTTCAACCGTTGCCCAAGAGTTAGAGTTCTCGGGGTTGAATACAACCATGCCCGGTTGAACACCGTCAGTGACAAAGGTGCTGTTCTCTGAGGTTAAGACCCGCGTTACCGGGTCATATGCATTCCAAGTTTTGGCCCCATATGAAGCAAACATATTGTTAGAGAGGTTTGAAACCTCATTCCTAAGGGGAAGGCTGATTGTTTTCATTAGCTCACATAAATATTGCGCGTAGGAAAATCCTTGGGATACTGCGGTTCAAAGAAAAAATCCGTTGGAGACGACTCAAGCATATAAATAAAGTTTGCGTTTACAAACCTCAAGTAGTTGTAGTCGGTGTCAGGAAGGTCACCATCTCCGGGGTTGGGCCCATAAAATTCAATATCCAACCTTCGTCCGGCAGAATATTGTGGGGCTTCCACCGTCGAACTAGTCGCGCTGTCTTGACGAATCGTTACGATTGCATCCAAGTTGACCCAAGTAGTGTAAAAGTCTAGATTCTCAGAACTGTCTGAGTTCTCAAAGGGGCCTAAAAATTTAGTCATGTTTCAGGATTCAAAGAGGTGGTGAGTGAAAACTTAGTGGGTGGTGTCGCGACTTGAACAGGGCCAGTTACGCTATTTGCTTTCATGCACTCGCCGATTACATAGCTAATAACATCGTCGTTAGTAGCATCAAAACCGTCGGCACCTTCATAGGTAAATCCCCAAATTGCGTCGTATTCGCCCGGAACAACCAAACCGTTCTCATCTTGGTCGTTTACAAAAACACTAACGACCATCGATGTATTAACCAACTGCTGATACGGAGTCCCGTCCGAAGGATTAATCGTCAATGAAATGAATGTATCCATGACTCAAATGTACTACTCTGAAATTAAAACGTCGAGCGCACGGAGATGGTCAAGGCCCTCGTCGCTAAGCAAGTAAGACGTGGCCAAAGCCACAGGGTCTTCACCGAAAGGAACTGTCACCAACTTCTTTTTATTCGTAGGCCCGTTGAACCAAATCTCAGTCTTGTTGCGGCGGAAAGACAGTAGGTTGTCGTCAAAGAACTTCTGAATCTTAGACTGCAACTTCAAGTCCGGGTCGTTAGCTACACGAATGAATGTCTCGGGGTCGCGACGCACATAGATAAGCATATCGCGGCGCAACTCCGACGTGGTCATACGAGATGGGTCGATGCCAAGTAAGATGCGAGAGACGTGCTCTAAAGCTTCGATACTCATGTTCTTACACTCGACAAGGGCGTCGACCTCGAGGTTAATCTGTTCAACTTCAGCGCCAGCGTCGCGCTCTTCGTTGACCTCCTCATACTTAATCCCATTCATAGGATGGTAGTGGAGGAATTCTTGCAATACGGGGTTGCTCTTGGGTACATGTAAAAACCCATCCTCAAAAACGATGGGCTCGACAATAGCGTTGCCGTCTTGCTCGTCCTCGAAAGGACTCTTTTGATTGCGTGCGTAACGCAAGGGGCGGTTCTGCCCCTTCTCTTCGTCCCAGTATAACAGCGGTGTACGTTGGCTTCCGCGACCGGGAATCATAAAGGCAATGGGGGAACTTTTCCGCTTTAGGCGGTATGTTTTATTCTGCATGTTATTTTAATTAAGGGGTGGATATAGGGGAGCACCCGTTGTGCTCCCCCTATCCGATTCACAATCAGTCTTGGAACAAGAAGAAGTTGTTCGCTCCCATGGTGCAGACAGCACGCTCAGAGAGGAAGTTCACTTCCATCGCGTCGAGGTCGCTAGTAGCGGCGCCACCAGCAGAACCTGTAATCCAAGTCTTATACCGGCGGTCCTCAGTCTCTGAGGCGCGGTAACGGACGTGGAGGAACGGACGCTTGGCGTTCTTACCCAACACTTGGTCATACACGGTAGTGCTACCGGCAGGAACCATCATGCCGTTGATGCCGCCAGAGGCGAGACCACCACGCATAGTTGGGTCGTTCAGGTACTTCCAGTCAGACTTATAGAAGTCGTAACCACGGCGGAAGCCCGTGAAGCCAAGGTTGAGAGCCATCTGCTCGTCGTTGTCGAACAAGCCGTAGCTCGTACCGCCAGCACCGTAGCTGTTCTGAGCAGCCAACATGTCGTCGATGGCAAACCCGAAGTCACGGTTAACGAAGATGACGTTCTCCTCGATAGCACCCTGCTTATCCAAGCGAGAGATGATAGCGTCGAAGTCAGCCAAAGCAGCGGGGATACCGCCAGACCAAACGTTACCACGGTCCTCAAGGGTGTAGAAGATACCTTCAGTACCCTTGTTACCTACAGCACCGCCATTATAGTTGGCGCCACCAGCAACAGCCGTAGAAGCTCCGGAACCCGCCTCAGCAGGAACGGCCTCCAGCATAGAGGTCTCGAGGTAATCGTCAAAGCGGAGACGAGTCTCGTGCTCGGACTTGATGTACCAGAGGTATCCGTTCGCACCGTTTTCGGTGGTCACTTCAATCCATCCAATCTGAGCCATGTCAGAACCGTTGATGGCGTACTTGTCCTTGAGGATGATAGGGCTCGTCTCAAAGATGAGGTCGTCAGCTTCGAGTGAACCCTCCATTCCTGCACCGCCCTTAGCGAACTCCGAACCATAGATGAAGACGGTAAGGTTGGTGTCAGCCAGTGTGCCAGCAACACCAGCATATCCGGTGCCCTCATAGAAGGCTACGGTAATCTGGTTATTGGTGAGGTCAACGTCGGTAACGATAGCCTTATTGCTTCCGGTTCCGTTGTTCTGGTCAATCATAACGGTCTGACCAACGCGGATAGCGATGTTGTTCGCTGTGTGTCCGCCTTGGAAAGAGTTAGGTACTGCCAAAAGGTCGTTGACCTGAATGATTGCTGTGGTCGCACCGGCAGCAGCAGCCGTTCCGCACTCGGCGTACTTAGTGTGCAGACGTCCCTGCTCAGCCCACTTAATGAGGTCTGAGTTAGAAGGCATCTCGGCACCTACCATACGGAGGAATGAGGATACTGTGCGGTTACCGTAACGCTCGAACTCCTTCTCGTAAGTATCGGGGAGATACTGGTTGAGGAAGTCGAAGTTGGTGATGTAGTTTGTTGAGAGCGGAATCTGGTCCGAACTCGGTTGGAGATTAAACCCCGGGCTTGCTTGTACTGAACCTGCCATGGTTTCTTATGATTTGTTTCTTGGACTACGAATTTTGAGCCCCCGACCCGAACTGGGTGCGACGGCACGAACTTTGAATTCCCCCTTAGAAACAGCTTGGGGAACGGGACGCTCGGACATGTTGATGTTTTTTGTCTTGCGCATCACGTCATCCACCGCAGCCGCTTTGCCTTGCTCGTAAAAGAACTCGGCAAACTTCTCGGGGTTCATCGCGACAGCCAAAGACTTGTGGTATCCTGCGGCATCCTTGACTAAGCCCTGCTCATCCAAATACTTGTTTAACCAAGCCTCGGGAGTTTGCTGCAACTTCTTCAATTCGCCACGGTCACCGGGAGAATACACGTAGGATTTATCGTTGAGGTTGAACTCAAAGCCTTTGAACTGTTCACTGAACACCTCGTTGGTCTTATCGTCAAACCACTCCTTCCTGCGCTTCTGCTCCTCTTGGTAAGTCTTCGCCTGTTCAACATATTGCTGGTAAGCTTGATACTCTTCGGAGTCCTCCAGAGAACCTGCGCCCCTTGACTCAAGAGGTGCTTGGTATTTCTCCTTCTGTTCTTCGAAGAATTTCTTTGCTTTAGCAACAGCTTTCTTCTTGGCTAATTTAGCCTTTTTAATATCAACCTCATCGTCGAGGTCTTCATCAAACTTGTACTCCTCCATCATCATCTCTACGTCCTCCTCATCGAGGCCGTCTTCAGTAATCAAGAGGTATTCTTTTAGCAACCCATCCCCGTCGGCTTCGTCGAGGTTGCGGTTCACTTTCATAAAATCTTCTAACCCACGGCCAGTCTCCTGCTTGTACTTGTAGTACGCAGCGACATCCTCGGGCAACTCGGTCTCAGACTCTCGGGCCTCAGTCAGCTCGTCCAAAGAGTTAATCTCCCGACCGTAACGGTTGCTCAAGAAAGCCCGCACGTCATCCTCCGACAAACCGGCGGGTTCTTTAACCTCCTCCTGAGCGGGGGCTTCGCCATTGAACTCTGCCTCGTGCTTTTCGAGCAGCTCCTGTTCAATCTGTTGGGTAGACTTTGATTCGACCTCTCCGAGGTCACGCACTTTAATTTCCATTTATATATAGTTTATCGTGGACTAAACTCAGCCAAGTCGAAACCATCGAGGCTGTCCTCATTCGACTCGAAATTCATTGGCGGCAAGTTATTTTTCCTCTGGTCAATAAGCTTGCTCTGCTCAGTATTTTGTTGACTAATGCGCTTTGCCTTGGCGTCCTCACGCTTGTCCTCACGCGCCTGCAACTGCTGCTCCTGCATGCCATGCAACTGCAAATTGTATTGGAACTCGCGCTCCATAAGCTGAGCCTTAGCCTGAGCCTCAGCTTGCATCTTCTCAATCTCGAAAGCAATCTCAGCCTGCTTGACCTGCATCTTGCTCTGCGCCTCAGCTTGAATCTTTTGCATAGCCGCCTGAGCCGCCATCTGCTGTGACTGCATATTGTTCTGCGCCTGCATCTGTTGCTGCTGGAGCTGGAACTGCCGCTCCTCCTCCTGCTTAGCGATACGCTTAATCTTCAGCAGTTGATTCGCGAGCTTAATATTCTTAATCTCACGGATATCGATAGCGTCCTCAAGGTCGATACCACCCTTGCTCAAAGCCATTTGGATATTGGCCTCGAGCTGCGC